ATGAAAACCCCAAAGATACAGTCTCTATTAAATTTGCCACTGTGGCAGATGCCCAAGCAACTGCTCGTAAGGTTAAGCGTATTAATAAGCCGTTTGCTAGGAAAATACAAATCCTCACCGTCCTCGAACAAAGAGCCAAAGTTGCAGGTAAAAACAAGCAAGCCCAAATCGCAAAAAAAGCCAAAGAAGACATTAGAGCCAAACACAAAACCAAAACGAGGAAGACCTAGAAAAGATGCCACTAAAAAAGTCACAAAAAAGTCTTAAGAACTGGTCTAAACAAAAATGGCGTACAAAGAGTGGTAAGCCTAGTGCGAAGACAGGAGAACGCTATTTACCTGAGAAAGCTATAAAAGCACTGTCTCCACAGGAATACGCAGCCACAACAAAAGCTAAACGTAAAGGCACAAAGGCAGGCAAGCAGTTTGTCAAACAGCCAAAGAAGATAGCTAAGAAAGTAAGGAAGTATAGATAATGGTTATACAAAGTCTGATAGCACCTGTAACAGGGTTGCTAGATAAATTTATTGAAGATAAAGATCAAAAGGCAGCTCTCGCCCACGAGATAGCTACCATGAGCCAGAAACACGCTCAGGAATTAAGTCTTGCCCAGATAGAAGTTAACAAGGCTGAAGCACAGTCAGGTTCATTATTCAAGGGTGGTTGGAGACCTGCAGTTGGGTGGGTCTGTGCGATTGCCTTCTTATATCATTTTCTCCTAAAAGACATAATTATATTCGTATGTGCCTTTGCAGGTGTAGATGTACCAGATTTACCAGAGTTTGACATGAGTACATTACTTACAGTTCTAGGTGGTATGCTTGGAATTGGTGGACTCCGTACATATGAAAAGCAGAAAGGATTAACAAAATGAAATGTTGGCATTGCAACACTGATTTAATATGGGGTGGTGACCATGACATTGAAGATAGTGACGAGTTTACAATGGTTACAAACCTTTCTTGCCCAAGCTGTGATTCTTATGTGGAAGTGTTTCTTCCGAAAGATAAAGAGTTCTTTAAAGAACTGAATGAATCAGAACTCGTCAATTAGCTGTGAAATTTGTGGTCATGACATGGAGAACGTAGATGGAAGTTTACGTTGTAAATACTGTCAATACTTTTATGATATGCACAAGGAATGGATAGACTTTATTCACAAAAGATCAGAAACAAAGGAGGAAGACGATGGAAGATAATTTTGATGAATGCCTTAAAATGCTACTACATCACGAAGGAGGCTATGTAAATCACCCTAAAGACCCTGGTGGAGAAACTAATTTAGGAGTTACCAAGAGAGTATATGAAAAATGGGGTGGTACGAAGGACATGAAAGACCTCACGGTTGAAGATGTTGCTCCAATATATAAGAAAGAATACTGGGATAAGTGTAGGTGTGATGAATTAGAATCAGGTGTAGATTGGGCTGTGTTTGATTGGGCTGTGAACAGTGGCACTGGCAGAGCAGCTAAGGCTATACAAAAGATATGTGGTGCAACGCAAGATGGAGCTATAGGTCCGAAGACATTGGCACTAATAAACACACAGGATACAAATTATGTTGTAGAGGAGTTTGGCAAGATACGACAACAATTCTATGAATCTTTGAAAACATTTGATACATTTGGTAAAGGGTGGACAAGACGTAACAAGGAAACCACTGCAAAAGCCTTGGAGATGATAGAGGACGATGACGACTAAGAAAGACCCACGATTAGCCAGAGCAGGTGTAACAGGGTATAACAAGCCCAAGAGAACACCCAGTCATCCAAAGAAGTCACACATTGTTGTGGCTAAAGAGGGAGACAAGATCAAAACCATACGTTTTGGTCAGCAAGGCAAGAAAGTGGGTACGGTTAGTGGTACGGCAGGCAAGCCAAAGGCAGGCGAATCAAGGCGCATGAAAATGAAACGCAAGAGTTTCAAGGCAAGACACGCCAAGAACATAGCTAAGGGCAAGATGTCAGCAGCTTATTGGGCTGACAAGGTTAAGTGGTAGAATCGTCTATAGCCTCTGCTGTAGCTCCTGCGTAACCTGCAATATCAATCCAAGTATCTTCGTGGTGCATATCTTCTTTTGATCTAGCTATTTTAGCTAACATAAACAAGACACCAACATCATACACAGATATGTCTTTTTCAAGGTGGCATGACCATAGCTTTGCTATACGGCTAAAGTTTTGATAAGGCGTACCATAGCTATTGCCACGCTTGCCTACAATCTCTTGTGCCTTGCCAATAATTTCTTCTTTCTTTGTTTGCTTCATGATGATTTCCTTTTATAAATTTTTATTTGATGTATATAGGTAAACGATATATTATACAGATTTAATTAGGTTATGGAATAAGGAATAACTATATGGTTCTCCCATTATTATTTGGATTAGCAGGTTCAGCTTTAGGTGGAGCAGGAGCGTTAGGCTCTTTAGGTGCATTAGGTGCAGGTGCATTAGGATCAGGATTGGGGAGATTTGTAGAGACAGGTGATTTAGGTAAGGGCATAGAAACTGGATTGACATCCTTCATCGGAGGTAAAGCTTTAGGTGCTTTAGGATCAGGTCTTGGTATAAAATCACTAGCAAATCCAGAGGTTGCTGATGCGTCAAGGCAAGCAGTTTCTACTGCAATAGGTCAATCTCCATCTGTAACACAACAGTTAATGACAACAGCTACTGATCCATCAAGATTAGGTCAGGCATTAATAGGTCAAGCGTCAGCAGTTTCACCACCTGAATTACCACCAGTTGCCCCTGTTGAATTCGAAAACAGACAGGCAGGTGTTCCAGATCGTATTACAAAAAGACCACCAAAGGGATATAGACCAGGATTTGATGGTGAGTTTGACTATGGCGTATCACCTAACTTTGGTGTTGGCTTGATGAACCCAAATGATCCTAGATTTATGAATAGTGGTGGTATTATGTCTATGGCAGATGGTGGTGAGTTAAAACCTATACCAGAGGACAACAAAGGATTGCCAAATCTACCCAAAGATGTGCGTAATAAAATGGGATTTATGCAAGAAGGTGGGGCTGTAGAAGGTGATATGGAGGCTAATATGGTCATAGATGAGGCTGTAAAGGCTATACAAGGCGTGTCAGACACCCCTGAAGTAGCTTTGGGTGCATTTGTAGCCAAATATGGTGAAGAGGCGTTAGAAGACCTTATAGAGCGTGTTACCAAAGGTGAAATGGATGAGAGAGAAGACAACATGATAGAGGGTGAAGGCGATGGTATGGATGATAAAGTGCCTGCTACACTCGAAGGAGAGCAAGATGTCATGTTAAGTGATGGTGAATTTGTTGTTCCTGCTGATGTCGTTAGTGGCATAGGCAACGGTTCATCTGATGCAGGAGCTAGAGAATTAGAAGAAATGATGACACGAGTTAGAAGACTTCGTACAGGAAAGACGGAGCAGCCAGAGCAAGTACCACAGGAAATGATGTTACCTGTATGATGTTTAGTGCTGTACCTAGGCAAGTCATAGACATTGTTTGGGATGACGTAGTAAAGATTTTAGAACCTGCTGTCAAAACGGCAAAAGGTAAGTTAAGTGTAAAAGACGTTTACGATTATATTAGTGAAGGTTTTTATGAGTTATGGGTTGTTATGGATGGTAAAAAAATGATAGCTGTTATAACAACTCGTGTAATTGAGTACCCAGAACGTAGAGCATTGGCTATGGATTTTATTGGTGGAACACGAATGAAAGAATGGTTGCCAGAGGCTCAACGCACCATAGAAAAGTTTGCAAGAGATAATAATTGTCTACACCTAGAGGGTTATGGCAGAAGAGCATGGAAGAGATGGCTTAACAAATACGGTTGGAAACCAGATTATATAGCGTATAGGATGGAATTAAATGGGTAGTAAAGGATCAGCACCAGTAGAAACAAAAAGAGAGGTTGTACAAACTAACCTCCCTGACTTCATAAGACCTTACTTTGAAAGGCTTGTGCAGAGAACAGAAGCCGAATCACAAAGAGATTACGAGCCATATGGTGGTCAGAGACTTGCTGATCCATCACAAGACTTACTAACATCAGAGCAACAGGTAAGAGACATAGTAGGTGCAGGTCTACCTGGTTTAGACAAAGCTATGGGCAGAGTAGAGCAGTCGTTAGACTTTCAGCCACGCCAGTTTACAGGTGAAGAAGTAGACAAATATATGTCTCCGTATATGGATGCTGTTGTTGCACGACAAAAAGAGGGTGCAACTGAGGATTATCTGGCATCCTTACCCAAGGGGGCAGCACAGGCTATATCAGCAGGAGCCTTTGGTGGCTCTAGGCAAGGCGTACAACAAGGTATAGCACAAAGTAAATATCTGGATAGATTGGCAGATATAGAGGCTACAGGTAGACAGAAAGCATTTGATCAAGCTGCCAGTGCGTTTCAGGCTGATAGAGCTGCCGATGTTGATGCACAACGTCTTGGTTTAGGTGCAGCAGGACAATTAGCAGGTTTGGCTACACGAGCTAGGGCAGGCGATATTGAGGCAGCAAGACTTATGGAATCAATAGGTAAGGCACAGATGGCTAGAGATCAGGCATCACTAGACATGGGATATCAGGACTTCCTAAGACAGCAAGGGTATCCTGCCGAAAAACTAGGACTATTCTCTTCTATTCTAAGAGGTATACCTATACAGCCATCCAGAACGGCTGTGCAATATCAAGCTACTAACCCACTAAAAGACATAATAGGAACTGGTATATCAGCTCTTGGTGCATATAAAGGAATGGGTTACTAATGCTTGATGTTTTAGAGGTACAAGACAAACTCAAGAACTTCTCTCAAGAGCAACTTCTTAGAGAAATGCAGATGCCAACTGGCAGTGTGCCACAGTTTCTTGTTCTTTCAGAGTTAAATAGAAGACGCACCATGTCTCAGGACATGGAAAAGCAGAAGATGGCTGATCAGCCCACAGTAAAAGAAGAGGTCGTAGCAGCCTCTGGTATGCCTATGCCAGAAACATCTATGTTGGCACAGCAAATGGCTCCACAAACATCCATGTCAGAGAATACAGGCATAGCTGCCATGATGCCAAAAGAATTACCAAGTGAAGAAGAGCCTATGAAGATGAGTTATGGTGGTATGCTTATGGGTTCAAGAATGACTACAGGAATGTTTCCTAATATAGCAAGAGCTGCTGTAATAAGACCTGAAGAAGAAAGGCGTTCTCTTTTTCCTGTGATGCAAGGACGTTTTTCATCAGGTCTTGATAATCTAGGGCGTGATATATCAGGTCGTGTGCAGAATAGAACACAGGAAGAAGTACAGGATTTTATAGGTGAAGTTGATAACATGGCTCAGGAAAGGTTTGAGGTAAACCTATCAGAGCCTAGTCAAAGACAAAGAGATATGCAGTCTTTCCTAAGTGGCAAAGGTCAACCTCAGCCTCGTATGGCTATGAAGGATGGTGGTCCTATTAAGGCTCAGAGTGGTATGTTTGCTGATATAGGTAGAGCTATAGGAAGTGCTGATGCCCCTAGTTTTTCAATGCCTCCTGCATTTGCCACGATATATAACTATGCTAAGACTGTTCTTGGATTAGATGATGAGTTAGCCAGAGATGTTGCTAACAAGACAATACAAAAAGAAAACATAGATAAATCACAACTTGGTATGTTCTCAGCTAAACCATTTGGCAGTGTAGAGGAAAGGCTATCTGGAGATGATAGATTGGCACAAAGAAAAGCCTTAGATACGTTTACAGGTGGTGCAGAGATGAATCAACTTGTCGATCAACTTAGCAAGCCCACTACAGATATCGGAGGTGTGCAAGATGTACAAGATATCGATCCATTAAGATTAGATATACAGAATAGACTGGCTGAAAGTAAAAAGCCAAAAACTGCAAATATGTTTAGAGGTCTTGGTGGCGAGTATGACGCTATAAATCAAAAGCTACAAGAAGCAAAAGATGTTAGCCAAGCACTTGATAATTTTAGTGGTGGCGCAGAGATGAGCGATCTAGTTAATCAGTTAGGTAAATCTCAAAAAGTATTACCAGAAAATCCATATGCTGATGACATAAAAAGAATGACTGATATGGGTGTTGGTAGTGGCGTTGCGTCTATGGATAGAGGTTTTAAGGCTGTTGGTGATTATCTCATGGAAGATAAATTTGCAGACGTAAGACAAGCTGAAAAAGAAAAGAAAATACAAGATGCTTTTACGTTTGGTAGAGGCTCTCCACTTAGTGGAATGATGGCTGATAGACCACAGACTTTAGGTGTCACTGCTGATCAATCAAGTATATTTGAAAGAGATCAAAAAGAAGAAGCTGAAAGAACTAAGCAAGCATTTAAGAACTTCACTGGTGGTGAAGAGATGGACAAGCTTGTTGATAAAATGCAGACAGACAAGAAAAAGAAGACTGATTCTGACAGCGCAGGAGCGTTAGGTGGTTTTGGTGCAACGAGTGGTGCATTATCAGAACTAGAAGCAGAAATAGACAAGCTAAGAGCCGATAGAAAGAAAGGCAGAGAGTCAGACAAGTGGTTTGCCCTTGCTGAAGTTGGTCTAGGTATGTTGGCATCTCAAAGTCCTACGTTAGCAGGTGCATTAGGTGAAGGTGGGCTGAGAGGTCTAAAGAGCTTTAGAGAAGGCAAGAAAGAGTATGACAAGGATATGCTTGGTTATCTCACAACCAAGGCAAGCATACAGAAAACCAGAGGTGAGTTAGGTCTTAAATCACAGCTATACAGGAAACAGCTAGAGGCTTTGAAGAATAAAGGTGCAAAAGGAACTTATGGCATAAAAGAAGCTAAAGATGATTTAAACAACACAAATCAGCGTATAGCTAAACTTCTTGAATTATCTACAGACCCTCAAAGACAAATTGGCTCTGACTCTGAGTCTAAAGCAGAGATTGATAGACAGCTTAAAAATTTACTCGCAGAAAAAGCAGCAGCAGAAGTTTATCTAAGAAGTATAGGAGCAAACGTGCCTTTTAGTTTTACAGGAAATCAAACCACCGTACCCAACTTGGCTGATGAGTAAAAATGGGCGTTATAGTTGTCCAAGACCCACAAACTGGCACACCATATCAAGTTCAAATATCTGGTGATACACCCACTGATACTGAACGACAAAGAATACTTGAGTACATAAATCAACAAAGACAGCCAGTACAAGCACCTGTAGAACCAACTGATGATAAGTCAGGTACTGCGTTAGGTCGTGGTGCTAGTGTCGGTATAGATGTGCTGCAACAAATGTATGGTAGTGCATTGGAAGGTGTTGGTAATGTTACAGGCATAGATGCCTTGAGAGATTATGGTGCGTCTGTTGTCGAGACTAACCAAGAACAGATAGAGGAAAAGCAAAAGGCTTTTACACAAAGGCAAGATGTAGGTAGCGTTGGTGATGCCTTTAGTTTCTATGGTGAAACGCTAGGTCAGAACTTACCACAGCTAGGTACATCCATAGGTGCAGGCTTGGCTACACAGGCTGTTCTTCCATTTGCACCAGGGGTTGGATTTCTTGTTGGTGCATTGGCATCTAACATACCGTTTTTTTGGGGTTCACACAGAGAAAGAGACAAAGAAGCAGATATAAAATACGGTAGACCAGTTGAGGTTAATGAAGCAACTTCATTTTTATATGCCATACCTGCAGCTCTCTTAGACACTATTGTTGATAAATTCTTGGTGGGTCTTAAACCATTAGGTCTAGGCATAAACAAGGGAGCATTGGCTCCATCTGTGGGTGGGTTATTTACTCGTACAGCCAAGGGAGCCACGGCAGGTGCTGCAACGGAGATACCTACAGAGATAGGTCAGCAGCTTATAGAACGCTATCAGGCAGGACTACCCATAGATGATGATGAAGCTGTAAAAGAATATACAGACGTAGCTATAGCAGCAGGTCTTGTCGGTGGTACAGTCAGGGGTACAACCAATGCCTTGACAGGTAAAGGTAAGGCAGCTCTAGCAAAGGAAGAGTTAGATAAGGATATACAAGCTGAAGGTCTTCAAGCCAAGGAGATGGCTGAGACACAGAAAAAGAACCTTGATAGAGGCTTAGGTGAGCCTGATCCCTTGCAGATAGGCGTTGAAGAAGACAAGCTAACCACTCAGCCTTTGAATCCAACACAAGAAAAGATAGCCACTACAAAGGCAGCTACCGAATCACAAACTCCGTTTAGAGAAATCATAATAAAAGATGAGTTAACTGATAGTGAGCAGAATATCCTCTTACAGCAAAGACAAGCCAAAGGTATAGATTTAAGAAATCCTAACACCACCATAGGTGAGTTAGAGGCTCTTGTGGAACCTTCTGTTCCTAACATTACAGAAAAATACAAGAAGCTACTAAAACCAAATCTTTCTACACTGCCCAGTCATTCTCTTAACTTTGTACAGAATCACTCTGAAAGCCAGTATAACGCTGTGTCTGACTTCCTTAAAAACAAGGAGACAGGCACTTCCATAGAGAAAGACACTATTATCGACAAGATAAAAGATATTCTTGTTAAGGCTAAACAGACAGATGAAAACAATGTTGTCACTGATGAAACAGCAAGAAGCATATCGGATAAACTTGTTAAAGATGGCAAAATAACAAACATAAAAGATGTTAAGACAGATACATCATCTTTTACCATAAACAGAGACACCTTCGAAGATGCACAAGAAAACGCCCTGAAGAGAGCAAGGCAACTTCTTGAGAATACAAGGCAAAACTATGAAAAAACAGAGCTAAACATTCGCAGGGTTGAGCAAGATATGCCCATGCTAGGCAAGAAGAACGTGTTTAAAAACACGGCTAAGTTTAAGTCAAAAGATAGAAAGATAAATCAACTAAAGAAAGAAAATGCCAGAAACGTAGATGCTATAGAGAAACTTGGTAAAAGAGTGGACAGTCTCGTTGAGGCTAGAACACGACAGCAAAGAGGTATATCCCCACCACCAAACACAGTAGAGCAGATTAACACTGATCAGATGGATGCTAATCAATCCAGAGTTACTATTGAGCAAGCTGCTGTAGATGAGTTCAAACAGAAACAACAGTACAAAGCAAAAAGAGAAGGTGTGCTAACTAGCTTAAAAAAGTATATCGGTGCTTTGGGTTTATCTGATGTAGCTCTGGTCGCTGAGAATACATTAGGTGGACAAGGGAAAGATTTATCTAAAAAAGATTATATTGTTGAAGGTGAGTTCAGTGAAAATGATAGCAAGAGAGTTATAGCTATAGCTATGGAGTTGTATGATCCTAATCTAACTCCACAACAATATGAAAGAAAACTAAAGAGCGTTTTAAATCATGAGGTTATACACGCTATTAAAAGCCTTGGGTTATTCACTGATTCTGAATACAAGACTCTTGTAAAGGCAGCTACAGAAAGAGAATATGTATTTAAGGATGGCAAAAAACTTCTCAAGAGAAACTACACTTATCTTGATAGAGCCAAGAGGCTATATCCTGAATTAGATCAAAGTGGTGTAGAAGAGGAGGCTATAGCTGAGTTATTCCGTGATGCTATGGATGGCAAGATTAAACTTGCAGGGAAGCCAAGGACATTACTACAACGATTTAAAGACTTCTTTAAGTCTATATTCAAGGCACATTCTGATAATGGCTTTAGGTCTGTTGATGATATATTTGATGGCATAAAGAGTGGTAAAGTAGGAAAGAGAGAAAGAAGCACAGCAAGAGAATACTTGAACTCAAAAGAATCACCTGTTGCACAAAAAACAGATATTGATCAGAAAAAAGAAAAAACAAAAGAAGAATCACCAGAATCAGAACTTAGAAAAGTATTAGATGAAAATCCTGAAATACTAACTATGACTGATCAAGAGTGGGAGACATACAATCCTGCTGACCCTGATGGTAAAAGAGATTACAAAACTTTAGGAATTAAATCAGAGGATCAATATTTTCTCGTAGATACAATTAGAAAGGCAGGTCTAGGAAAATTAAAAGAATTAGATAGTTTTAAAGATTTTACTTTACCTGAAAAACAAAAAACTAAGAAATCAGTAAAAGCTATCAAGACAGATGTTGTTCCAGATACACCAACATTATTTGACATCGCTCCACAAGAAGACATGGAGAAGCTATCTAATGTCATGGATAGCATGGAGAAACAGGTTGTAACACCAAGAGTTAAATACTCTCGAAGAGCAGTTAAACCTGCTGATCCTGAGATTATGCGAGAGATACCCATAGATTTTACCAAGGCTCCTGACACCTACAAGAGGCAGCTAAGTGAAAGTATGCTGAGATATGCCTATGGATATGTAAGAGAGACAAATGGTAATGTTATACCGATTACCTTCAAGGAAGGTGATAATGTTGTATTAGAAGATGGTCGTGAGGGTGGTTATGGTGCATGGCACATTACAAGTCGTGGTCATGACATAGAGCTTCGAGAAGCTACAAAGCAAGAACCAGACAGGGTTATATACACCATGCTTAGAAAGATGGTCGAGCAAGAGTATGGTAATGGTCAACCTGGTACTATAGTCATAGAGCCATCAACACGAGGTAATGACTTTGATATCACATGGGCAAACAATAGACCCAAGAAGTACCCACCTATAAAGCTATCACTGATGTATCAGGCTCCTACAGAGACAAGGAGAGCCATGTACACGGTGCGAACTGCTTTTCCACAGGAAGCTGCCAAAAGAAGCATAAAACGCTTCAGTGCCGTTCCTACAGGCACTCAGCCTACATTTGGTGATATAACAACCGAAGCAGGGAATGACATCACTTACACTGATTCTCTACAGTTTATCGAAAAGATTATACGAGGTGGTACGCTAGGCTTTGCATCAAAGCAGAAATCAAGAGAGTTAGCCGAATCATTTGTCAGGAAGTTCCAAGACAGCATGATACCTGTAGGGATTATGTTAGATGAGCTGAGAGCCAAAGGTCTAACAATTAAGGAAGCCTTCGATCCATACATGAAAGAAGTAAACTCTCATGGTATTGCAGGTAATCTCATAAAGAATAACAAAGAGCAAAGGTTTGATCCTCTCAACATAGGTATAGATGGACTAGATGTCACCGATACTGACATAAGTAATGTTATCGCTGTATCAAAGAGAGATAATCCCACCAGAACAAGTTTTCTTGATGAACAAATAAAGGCAGGCAAGAACAAGAAGATGGCGTTCTTTGAAAGCTATCTCTACGCTAAACACGCTCAAGAAAGAAATGCGTATGTATTAGAAAAGACAAGCAGCGAGAAAAGTAAAATCGATCCTATAGACAATGGTTCTGGTATGACTAACCAAGAATCACAAGCCATACTTGATTGGTTCGAGGGATATAGAAACATTAGAAATGTTCGACAGCTTGATAGTCAGGTAAGAGGTATTGTCGATAATACTAATAATGTACGACAAGAAGGTCAGTTGTCACCGATATTCGATACAGAAGTAGAAAAGCCTTTTAACAACTATGTTCCCCTTCGTGGTTCTCTTGATGAAGGTGATGAAACAACAGAGATAGTCAACAGAAAGCCAAGACAAACAAAGGGAAGAGAAGACCCAAGAATTACAGGGCGTAGCAAGTATGCAACAGATATTGTTGGCAATCTTATATCTCAGAATATGTCGGCTATACGAAGAGCCGAACATAATAAGATTGGCTTGTCTATGCTAAAACTTATTGAAGAAGGTGGTGTGCCTGTACAGGAATACGCTGAAGTTATGGAAGTGACACCAGTTGTAAGAGCCGTTGATGGTCGAACAGGCGTTATAAGCAGCAGACCACAGACACCACAAGAGATAGCTAACGATCCAAGTGTACTGATAGTAAAGAGATTTGATCCAGAGAAGTCCACAGAAACCAACAAGGTTGTAGAAGAAGTTGCTATACAGTTTACAGACCCAAGGATAGCAAAGGCTCTACGAGGTGATGGCGTGTTCTCACCAACAAATAGTGCAGGTGTAGTCAGAGGTGCAGCAAGAATAAACAGATTCCTAGCTTCTGTGAATACAAGCTATAACCCTGCGTTTATCATACCTAACTTCTCTCGTGACCTTATTACAGCATCGATAAACATAGCTCAGTATGATGTGCCAAATGTACAGCGTGATCTTATAAAGAACGTGCCTTCTGCCATGAGAGGTATCAAGAGAGCCGTGTTTAACAATGATACAACCTCTGAAGATGCCAAGATGTATCTTGAGTTTGTCGAGGCAGGTGGTCAAAACATTCTTAATCAGGTTACAACTCTTGCTGATCAAGTGTCTGATATACGCAACACTGTAGGTAATATATCTAAAAACCCTGTGATAAATAGTTTTAAAAAACTTGGTAGCTTCTTAGAAAACACAAACGTAGTTGCTGAAAACGCTATGCGTGTGGCTACATTTAAAACTCTAAGACAAAAAGGTTTTTCACCAGAAAGAGCAGCACAAGCAGCTAGAAACGTAACAGTGAACTTTGCCAAGACTGGTGAGATAGGTCGGTTCATAAACTCTTTCTATCTCTTCTATAATGCTTCCATACAAGGCACATTCGCAGCATTACAAGCTGCTACACGATCAAAGAAAGTTAGAGCTATGTGGGCAGGTCTTATAGCCTATGGTCTAATGCAAGACCAATTAATGGCTGCTTTCTCTGATGAAGATGAAGATGGTAATCTCGTATACGACAAGATACCAGACTATGTGCTAGAGCATAACCTTATACTCCCTGACCTTCTTGAGATCACTGATAGATCAGTCATCAGCATACCATTCCCATATGGATTTAACATGGCTATGAACACAGGTCGTTCTCTAAGCCGATGGAGCAGAGGTGGATATACAGCAGGACAAGCAGCAAACAGTATGGAAGGCACACTATACGAAATAATAAATCCGTTTGGTGGCACTGAGAGTTTCCTAAACTTTGTTATGCCAACTGTCGCTGATCCGTTTATCAGCATAGCACAGAACTACGACTATGCAGGTAGACCAATATTTAAAGAGCCATCTCAGTTTGGCATAGGAAAGCCTGATAGCCAGTTGTACTGGAATAGTACCACAAACCTATCAAAGGGCATCACAGAGTTCTTAAATGAGATTACAGGGGGAAGTAAAGGTGTATCTGGTGTTATCGATGTCAACCCTGCTATCATGGACTTCTGGATTGAATACACTGTTGGTGGTTTGGGAAGGTTTGTAAACAACGTGGGAGACTTGGCAGTCGGTGCTGTTGTTGGTGATCCTGATGGATTGCTACAAAAAGGATTTACAGAAGATAATGTAAGACGGCTTCCTGTAGCTCGTAAGTTTATATACTCCGTATCAGAGCGAGAAGATGTTGGTGCGTTTGTTAAGAAGAGGGATAGAGTTCTTACAGCCTTGAATGAACTCAAGCGAACAGCCAAGCAAGGGGATAGAGAAGGCTATAAGAAAGCACAGAATAAATTTAAAGATGAATTAAGTATAGCAGGTCAGATTAAGAGTCTTGATAATGCTCGAAACAGGTTAATGCGACAGCGTAATCAGGTGCAGCAGAATGAAAAGATGGATAAAGATAGAAAACAAAAACTAATAGAACGATACAACGAAGGCATACAAGACATAGTAGCCAGAGCTAATATGGTAATGCGTGATATCGAAGTATCGTTCCTAGAGGATTTGTTAAACTAATCCCTTCTATGTGATTTATGAGAACGCTTTTCTGATGGAGCCACCTTCACAGCTCTAGCATTTGTCAGTGCGTAATCAATATGGTTTAGCTTCTTGTATCGGTTCTCAGCAAAGTCTCTCTCACGTTGAACAGCAAACTCCTTTGCTTGATCTACATCAAAAGCCTTCACCTTTCGAGTACGTCTATACTTAACCTCAACAACCACATCATAGGATTTAGCTTTGGTATATCCTTTTGCAGTTCTTTCAATAATACTAGAAGGGGATATCATCTTTTTCTTCCTTCTTCTTGGTTAGTATAGGACTTGCCTTGACAGAAAAGAACTGACCTTTCTTTCCCTCTCTAACCCATGCTGCAAGAGCAATCTTAGGAAACCCAGTGCCTTCTTTCATATCAATGGGTTCACCTTTACTGTTTACCTTGCTTTCCATTTGTTGTCGAATAATGTCAATAACCTCTTCTGACAGGTCTAAGTCACCTGTGTAATCAGGTTGGTTCTCACTACTCTTGTAGTTGTTGGTGTATAGTCCACCACTTACGCCTTTATAATCAGCCATTTAATTGCTCCTTCCTTTGTTTAAATAAATCGATGATCTTGTCGTAAACATCTAAAGCGTTTTGTTTTAGATTATTTAATGTCGCTTGCTCTCTCATATAATATGAATTAAGAGCGTCAACTGTTTCTATCTTTGGTAAAGCAAGTTTCTCATATACTTCTATGATTTTCTCGCCATACTCTCCGACTTTCTTCATATCGACATTTGTATCTACTTTCGTAGACTTGCCCTTCTCAGGAACCTCTATCTTGAGGGTGTCTACTGTAGAGGCTTTCTCCTCTACCTTCTTGACCTCCTCTTCAACCTTCTTAACCTCTGATTTCTGGATTGCTTTAGGTTTAGCATCTTCTTCACCAAGATTATCAGGTATATCGACTAATTCTTCACCAGAATAAACGTGAACGCCTAAACCATGAAGAGCTATGGCTTTTGCCAAGCATCTCTGTAAAGAGCTATTGATATCCATACTATCTGGATTCTTGATAGGCTTGTTAAAGTTATTAAGAACAGGCAACATCTCTGTTATGGACTTGCCATTTACAGTCACAGTTACTTTGGTAAAGCACCAACCATTTTCATCTTTAAACACAGGAAACCCATGTTCATTACAGTGCTTTTCCATAGTGGCATCTGGATAGATATCACATAATGCACTCCAAGCCATTGCCCATGATATATAGGAAAACTTACCCTTCTTTTCTATCATGTCTTTTATATCAACAGCTTTTAGCTGTTTCCATGCAGGATTATCTGTCATGTTTTTTCTCCTTGTTTTGCTTTTGTTTTTTATTGTTAAATTGATCTGGGGATATAATACCATTCTTCATATCCCTTTTGATTGCTTTTAGTTTTCGTGCAACCTCTGGCTTGAGATACCTAATTTGCTTTATGCGTGTATCAGGCTTAACCTTCAAAGCAAATCGTTCCTCAAAGTCGTTATCGTCATCACCCATTTACTGCCTCTCTTTCTTCTTTCCATTGATGACATATGTCGGCAACTGAACAATAGTTGCCAGTACATCTCTTAGGTTCACCTTTCCTGTGTTCGAGGTAAGGCTTCAGTTTAAATTCTTCTGTAGCCATAATATACTCTGCCTCTTCTTTTGTTTCGCATAGCTTGGCTGCTTTCTTTCTACCCTTCAACATGATTGCCCACTTCTCAGGTTGCGTCCATCGCTCTTCATCGGAACACTGTGGGAAGTACGCATCGACTGGTAGCTCCACATCGTAAGGTGTGAACTTCTTATCCAAAGGCTCTATGGTTTGTCGTGTTAAGTTTGCCATATCGCTTGCTGCTTTATGTAAAGCCATGCGAGATCGAACATAGACATCTCTCTCAGCGAAAGACCATAAAGGTATATCGACTAACACGATAGGAGCTTGTGGATAGTTATCTTTATTTCTGGCATCACGTTGTTGCCAATCTCTAAGTATGGCGCATATCTTCAGGCTCTTCACAGGTTTATCTTTGTTCATCTCTATTAGATGAGCATAGCAATTCAACTGCTCATGCCATGATGATTTATCGTATATCACTGACCATACCGAAGTAACTTTGTAGTCAATAATGTTAATGCCATCATCATCAACTTCTTGCTGATCGATAGCACCTGATAATGTCCAACCATCGATATCGACAAATAGACGTTCCTCTTTTATCAGAGTTTCTGATTTGGCACTTTCTAATATGTGATGCACTGCTGTACCAAACAATGCCCATATGTTATCAATAACATCAAACGATATCTCGTTCTTATAATGATCCTTCATCATGCGAACTCGTGGCGAATCAATAAGGCTTGTAACTGATATATCAGCAGCACCTTTGGAATAGGTGTCTTTTTGGGCGAAATTGACAAACGCCTCTGGTAGGTTATGCTTGTTTGTAATCATTTTGATTTTCCTTCTGAGGTTAATATATGAATTTATTGAACAAAGGTCAAGATTTTGTTGAACAAAATTTTGATATAAAATTTGAGATACTTGGAGAGCCTGCATCTAAAGCCAATCAAAGAAAGCTTGTAAAGATACATAACAGGATAGTGCCGATAAAATCTAAAAAGGCATTATCGTATGTCAATGGATTTAAGAAACAATGTCCACAACTTGATCCAATAATAGAGTGTGATGTAGCTATAGACATCATGATCTACTACGCTTCGAGAAGACCAGACTTAGACGAGAGTTTAATCTTGGATTGCCTTCAAGGTCTTGTGTATAAAAATGATAGGCAAGTCAAAAAGAAAACAATCTATTGGGGATTAGACAAGGAGAACCCAAGAGCTATCATACGGCTGACACCATTTGATAGTCATGGTATACCAAGTAGTATATCATTATAATAGGTATATCATGTAACATGGTATACCATGTATTGTACTGTGTTTTTCTAAGTTGACCAGAAAAAAATTATTTACTATTCTGGTCGAAGCAAAACAAATGAGGTGAATCGTGAACGTAGAAAGTATTCTCGACACGATACATGGGTATAGTATTGGACAGTATAAACTGCGTTGCCCAAGTGTCGATTGTCAAAACAGAAAAAAGAAAAATTTAAAGACATTATCTGTTAATATTACAGCAGATAAATTTGTCTATATGTGTCATCACTGTGGCACTTCAGGTGCAAAAAGATTCGATAATAAAGGAGAGGTATTCGGTATGGAGTTGGTTAGGTTGAATGATGTGCAGCCATTGTCTGATAAAGGTTTAGAATGGTTAAAATCAAGAGGAATAACAGAGCAAACAGCAGAAAAGTTAGGCATAAAAACAACACACAATTACATACAAAGTGTAGGATCAAGAACCGAATGTATTACGTTTCCTTATCAATCGAATGGTCACAAGTATGCGTCTAAAATCAGGTCTATCAGCGAGAAAGGTTTTGCTTGTGATGGATCACCTAAAACCTTCTTTAACATCGATAACATAAACCCTGAAGAGCCTTTGATAATATGTGAAGGTGAGATGGATTGCTGCGCTTTTATAGAGGCATCTGTAGACAATGTATGCTCAGTTCCTCATGGTGCTATCATGAAGGTAACAGATGGTCGTATCGATCCATCAGACGATAACAAGTTTCGTTTTATCTGGAACGCCAAGGACATCATAGAAAGCGTAGAGAAGGTCATCATAGCCACTGATAATGATTCGGCAGGTATAGCTATGGCTGAAGAAATGGCTAGACGTATTGGCAAAGATAAATGTTGGAAGCTAGAATATCCTGAAGGCTGCAAAGACGCTAATGATGTTATTGTGCAGCATGGTAAAGACCTTCTTAAAAATATTGTCGATAACGCTCAACCTTATCCAGTCGCAGGCTTGTATAGTCCATCAGACTTCTATGAAGAAGTGAATGAGATATATGCCAAGGGATTTGGTAAAGGCAAAAGCACAGGCTATCCCAGTGTTGATGAATACTATAGCATTGTTGAAGGGCAGCTCACTATTGTTACAGGACACCCTTCATCAGGTAAGTCTGAGTTTATTGATTCCGTCATGATGAACATGGCAAGAGAGTTTGATTGGAAGTTCTCCATCTGTAGCTTCGAGAACGAACCGAAGGTGCATATAGCCAAGCTTATATCGAAGTATATCGGCAAGCCTTTCTATGAAGGTGAGAAGCCAAGAATGAGCCAAGAGGAATTACAAAAAGGTAAAGACTTTGTATCTGAACACTTTTCTTTCTTGTATCAACGTGATGGCAGCCTGACTAGCCTTGATAGCATCATCGAAAGACTTCGAGTATCCGTCATGCGCTATGGTATTCGTGGTGTGGTTATCGATCCATACAACTATATAACCAAGGCTAACAATATGTCGGAAACAGATTACATCTCCGATATGTTAACAAGACTAAGAGTGTTTGCTCAGTCTTATGGTGTTCACGTTTGGTTTGTAGCTCACCCAACTAAGATGATGCGTGATAGCACTGGTAAAGTACCACCACCAAAAGGATATGATATATCAGGATCATCAGCATGGTTTAGTAAGTCGGACTGTGGAATGACAGTGCATAGACCAAGACCAGACTTAGATGATGTAACTCAGATAATAATATGGAAGATGCGTTTTAACTGGATAGGTAAACAAGGCTCAACAGAGTTATCTTTTGATACTGATACAAGTCATTACAATGAATATGTCGAACCAAAGATTATTAAGCCTACAATAGTGGAACCTAAAAAGATCAAGATGCCATATAAAGATGACGATGACTTGCCTTTTTAGACCACTACTGCTACATATAGTGTAGACCAAAGGCGTTACCTCGCCCTTTGTTTTGCTTTATCAACTAAAGGGAAGACTTGTTCTTCCCTTTTTTTATCTGATAAACAATGTTTTTGCTTTTGTATGTCTTTGTTTGTGAGTGACAATTAGGACAAAGCATTTCAAGATTATCTAAATTGTTATTGTTATTGACTCCATCTTTATGCTCCAACTCAAGAACCAAGGGTTTGTTGTTCCATACTAAACCTTGTCCACAGTGATTACATCTATCAACTATGGGAAGTAACTTTTCTTCAATGATGCGTTTCTTCATTCTATGTTTGGATTTGTAAGATGAATTAGTCACAAATATTTTTTCGTTACTAATTCTGTTTGGATAATATTTAATTTTTTCAGCAAGGCTAAACACCTTACCTTTATTCCATTGAGTTTTGTAATTAGGCATTTGTCATTCTTTATTGTTTTATTAATTTTATGCCTCTCTATTGGTATAGAGAGGACTAGAGATTTACATTCCTTCAAATGACGAGATCACAAAAGAAAGGATTAGATTGCTCTCGCTGTAGTGGATTAATCACAATGAAAAACGAAACCCTCTCACTACTTAGGTAAACCACTGTTAAAACCAATATCGAAAAAAACAGTGGCTATTCTATTAACAAATTAATTCTATCAGAGTTTAGTGGACTGCAACAGCCTGAACCAAAGGCAGGACTGATCTCAGCTCCATTCTCAGGCGATTCTAGGACTATCTGGTCGTATTTGGTACAGAAGTGGCTAACATTTTTAGGCTTCGCCATCAATGTCTTTCTCTGTTCCTTCCTCAATGCGTATCATATCCAACTTGGCTTTGATCATATCGAGTAAGGTATAGAGAGCCACATTCTTTTTAGGTGCATACATAAACATCATCTCAATAGAGTATAATGTAAGAGCTATAACAAATTCCTGTGGTTCGATTTCCTTGCTCTTAACTATTGGTTTAAGACCAAGAACTATCTTTTCAAAGGCTTTAACATAATTTCTTGGATCATTCATGTATGTTTCATTTAACTCCATGTTATCCAGTAAGAACTTTATGTGTTCCATGCTGTTATCTACTTTCATTTCATTTCCTTTCTAATAAATGTTTGTATTCTTGGTTTTTAGTCACGTTAACAACCAACACCATGTCACCATTATCCTTGTGTTTAAAGGTTATAGCTATGGTGTCATCAACGGCTGCTTGTGATTTGATTCCCTTGATAGAGAAACGTCTATCACCTCTGTCGTTTCTTGTTCGATAGAAACTTAGAAGTGTCTTAGTGCCATCAAGAAACTCAGCACATATCTGTGCCTTATCGCCTGACTTCATATCGTTAAAATCTACACCAACAAGTTTAGAAAATTCTCTGATACTTGTGTTTGCATCAATGATAGCTTTGTCTAACATTGTCTTTGTAAGTTTTACAATCGCAGGCTTGTGGTTTTTAAAATCTATAATCATAATTTACTTTCCTTCTTTTGTTATATTTGGGTTAAAGATATAGTTCACATTCTTACTTGATGATAAGTGATGCTCTTCCATAGCTATGTCTAAGGTCTTCATATCAAACTTATACTTAACCACTAACTCTAATACATCTAGCTTAATCATTGATATAAGACCTTGAATGATAGTAGCTGCTTCATCAACATCACTCCATCGCTTGAGATAATCTCTCTCCTTGTTATTGATTTGTTTTATCAAGACATTGAGATCATCAATTCTTTCTTGTAGTTCGTTCATGATTTTCCTTTCCAATTATTGTTTTATAGAATAGCCATAGCCATTCCAGTAGCAAAGGCATACCCACCAGAAACATTAAGACAATCCAAAGGGTAAACCCAAAATCTATCCACTCGTTATACATATCACTGCTCCCATCGATAAAATATGTGACTGTCTATCCTAGTCACTTTTGTTATTGTTTTACGCCACGAGGGATAGACATAGTACGCATGGTAGTGGGTTGATCCCTCAGTGAAATCAACCATGCTCCCATCTAATACTATTGACGCTACTTGTTGTGCCTTCAACCATGCCTGTTTATTCTTAGGTCTATCAGGCTTGCCATCACAGTACCAACTGAACTGGCATTTCCCCAAAACAACTTTGTCGTTCTTATATCTAAGTCCTTGTTTGACGACTCCACAAACT